GCCACTCCTACCCACACTGCTAGTCAGATAATTCGGGAGGTCTCTATGGATGTAGCATCAATATTCGTTCGCGAGATCATTGACAAGAAGGCTAGAGAGCGGCGCGCGGTTATGGAGCAGTGCGACGAAGCATGGTTGTCCGAGCTCCGCGCCTATCTTGGTTCTAGATCTGAACGCGGCTCGAGCACCTGGGAAAGCGCCCTCGTCCGCGATGTGTATTGCCGTGTTTTGCGCAGTCGGTCACGGGGCGAGCAAGATTGACTGTTTACTGGGATGATCTGAGATTTCCTGCTGCTGCGGTTAATCCGCCCGGGCAGGCGAGCGATCCCGATCGGGAGTCGACGACCGGTGCCTGGCTATTTGCCCAGACCGGCACCGAGACCCTGTTCTACTGGGTCCAGCTCCCGCACGGGTATGCCGAGTACACGGAGATCATTCCGCATGTCCACTGGATGAAGACTACGTCCGCAAGCGGCGATGTCGTCTGGGAATTCGGTTACCGCAAGGCGCGGATCGGCGAGGTCATGGATGCGGCCTATACCACGACGACGGCATCGAGCACCGTCACGGGGACCCCGGATAACGACACTGCGGACGAGCACTTGATCACCTCGTTTGGCGAGATCGGCCTGACTGACCTGGAAATCAGCGACATGCTGCTCATCCGGCTGTCTCGGCTCGGATCGGATGGATCGGACACCTATGGCGCCGACGCCCGTTTGGTAGAATTCGACATTCATTACCGCATCGACCAGGCGGGGAGCGCCGCCCAGTTCGCGAAGGTCTGGCTCAAAGGGGGGCATCGATGAAAAGGGGGTCATCGATGACAGGCACACATCCCGATCGGAGACGCCCGACCATGGCTCAGAAGTTGACCCCCGCGTTGCTCGCCCTCTTGACCACGGCCTTCCTCGCCATGGGTCACACCGCGATCGAGAAGCTCTCCGAGATCGCAGAGCGCATGGCCCGCGTCGAGGAACGGCTCGGGCACGAGATGGCCCAGTCCGCCGGACATCGGGCCAAGCCGTGGCACAGCGAGGCAGGCCGTGCCATCGCCGAAATATCCGCCAAGCTCTCCAAACACAACGACTAGCTCCTGCGCGTCACTGATACTTACTTGTTTTCAGTGACCAGTTGCTATACTGGTTAGTAGGCACTTACTAACGAGACCACGTTGGGACGGCCGAAGGGCGCTAAAAACGCTAAGACTCTGATGCGCGAGGAAGGGCTCCGGCAGGCGCTCCTGCAGGCGCGCGGCTACATGCTGGCCGACGTCGAGCGAGCGCTGAAGCGCATTCAGCAGATCGCGCTCGAGGAGCAGAACCCGAGCGCAGCGCTCTCCGCTCTGCGCCTCTGGGCCGACATCGCGGGCATTCGCGGGCTCTCCGAGGAGCAGCAGCGGATGCTGCGGGATGCCAGCCAGCCCCAGGTCGTGGTCAACATCAGTGCCGCCGATCCAACCCACGGAGTGACTATCGATGCCGAAAAAGGCGAAGAGGATGCGACAGAGCAACACTGGCCGCGCGTCGAGGCAGCAAAACGGCCCAATGGGCGGCCGCACGCCGCGGATGCGTCCGGCCAATCCTGATCTCGGGAGCCAGAAGGGGCTTCCCAAGCCGAGGAAGGGCTAATCATGAGCAGATTATCAGGCACCCGATTTACCGGAGAATGGGATCCTGGCTCGATCGCGAACGGAGCGGATGCGAATCAAAGCTTTACTATCCCGGGCGTGACCGCACAGCGAGGCGATCTCGTGTTTGCCGCGCCGAATGCGGGGCCGACGTCGCTATTCTGGACGGCGCAGATCAATTCCTCCGGGCAGATCGTGGTCAATCTCGGCAACCTGAGCGGCAGCGCGCAGGACCTCGAGCCTGTCGGGGGCGCTTCCAGTATCACGTGGACGCTGGTGCATATACCGGCTGAACAGTTTGCCTAGGCTGTATGGCAACGCTCTACGTCGACCCGGACGGATCTGACACGTCGCCCTATGAGACGGTCGCCAAGGCGGCGACGTCGTTGCACACGGCGATCAACGCGTGCTCGACGGGTGACACGATCATCCTGACCAATCGCACCGATCACACCAATACGGGATCGGCGACTAGCCCGGCGACGTGCACCATCCAGAACGAGGACGGCGATGGCGACTATCGAAAGGTCGCGTTCGCCACGTGGACGGCCAACACGGGCATCAAATGCGACCAGGATGTGACGATTCAGGCTCGCGGCATCACGTTTAACGGCGCGTCATTCACTGGCGCGCCAAACGGGGTGTTCTACACGGATGTCTCTAAGACCGGCAGCCGGCTCGTGCTCGACAGCTGCCGGATTACCGGGGTTGATCATAGCGGCAGCTCGACTAAGGGCGGTGTATTTCGGTTAGTCGGCACGGACAACACGAATTCGCTAGAGCTCCGGGATTGCGTGATCGACGACAACCTCGGCATGACGACGGTAGGCGGGTGCCTAGCCCGCACGCAGGCGTGGAATGTCGATATTTCCGGGCTAACTTGGAGCAATAACGGTGACGCGAGCACAAACAAGAGCGGGCATTTTTTGATCGAGGCGAACATTGACAACGTGACGGTCGATATCGCCCGGAGCTCGTTTGTCGGCAATACCGCGGGCGGAACAACGCTAAATGATGGCGGCGCGCTTTACCTATTCTCTAATGGCAACCAGTTAGATATCACGCTCACAGAGTGCCTATTCCAGGACTGTGACGCGAAGAAGGGCGGCGGTGTCTGGATTGGGCGAGATGTCGAGGCGCTAGTGCGCGACTGTCAATTCATCGATTGCGAGGCAACGACATACGGCGGCGGCGGCATTGGCAAGGGTGCGCCTGGTGTACCGACGTTCGACACCAAGCTCGATCTAGTGAATTGTCTATTTCTGCGTTGCACGCAAACCGGGGTGGACGCAACCGCGGGCGGTGGCGCTATACGAGTCGACAACGGTCGCTACGCGCGAATATTCAATTGCACGTTTATCGACTGCACGGCCGCGGGAGGCGAGGGTGGCGATTCGATCTATGTCCAAGATCACAATGCCTCCGGCACAGCCAGCAAGACGATATTGCGGAACTCCGTTTTTGTCGGGACGGGCGCGGCGACGCATATCGTCGGCGGGGGAAACGATGGATTTGACGCCATCACCGAGATCATGACCCCAAACGGGGCGTCTGACATCTCCGATACGGGCGCAACCACGGCGAACAATCTGACGGGAGACCCCGGCGTCATCGGGCCGGAGTATCAGACGCACTACGCAAGCGAGGCCTTCGGTCAGGGGCGCATTGTCACCGGGATCCACAACGTCTACGCGCCTGCGGGTGGCGCATGGGCGCTACCGACCCCATCTATCGGCATCGATGACGGAGGTCTGTCGCTGCAGCAGCGTCGACGTCGACTAATCCGCAAGCGGCGCGCGGCATGACTCGGATCGTCGCTCTGGCTGCCCTGATAGCCGCCTGGCCGGGTCTAGCCGAAGTGCCGCAAGACGACGCGAGCATGGTGGAGAGACTATACGCCTGCAACGTAGAGCGGCCGTGCTGGCTCACGGTGCCCGTCTATCGGTCGGCCTGGATCTTGCGGCTGCACGATCGGCGTGAGGACGCGATCGCCGTGGCGGGGCAAAACGTGCTCGATTCGCTGGACATGCCAGTCGCTGCGTGTCGAGTGATCGGCTATTGGCAACGCAGTGCAGAGACGCATTTCACGCCGACCGTTCACTGGGTAACGGGCGATGATGATCGATGAGATATTGAGGCGCTATCCCAGGGTGGCGGTGACGGGCGGACCTGTCACCGGAAAAAGCATCGTCACCGACGCGGTGACAGACCGACCCGTCATCCACTCCGACAATATCGCGCACGGCGACACTCATACCGCATGGAGCCGGCACAGCGCGGACGTCAAGCACGAGGCCGAGCAGCATCAGCGGTTCGTGGTGGCTGGCATCGCCGCGGACAGAGCGGTCCGTAAGGGGTTGGAGGTCGACGCGATCATCCACGCGCGCCGCCCTCGTGATCGATACACGCGCGGCCAACGGACCCTGAAAAAGCAGATCGACAAACGCGTGCGGGAACTGGAGGCGCGGGGCATACCCGTTTTTTACCTTGACTGAAGTCAACTTCCAGCTCCATCCGCACCAGCTCGAGGTGTACCAGCACCCCGCGCGATTCAAGGTCGTCGCCGCCGGGCGCAGGTTCGGCAAAAGCCGGCTCGCCGCGGTGTGGTTGCTGACCGAGGGGCTAAGAAACGAGCTGAATGGCCGCGATTTGTCCTTGACTGAGACCTGGTACATCGCGCCTACCCTCGAGATGTGCCGCGACATCATGTGGCGGCTGATCAAATACCTAGCACCCGACATCATTCGCAGAACCTGGGAAAACGAGCTCAAGCTGGAGTTGACCAACGGTCGATTGATACAGCTCAAGAGCGCCGACAAGCCGGATCGCCTGCGTGGTGTCGCGCTGTCCGCGGTGGCTTTCGATGAGTATGCCCAGCAGCGCGCCGAGGTCTGGGAGGAGATTATCCAGCCGACGCTCGCGGACGTGCGGGGCAAGGCCTTGTGGATCGGTACCCCCGTGGTCGACGCGGATTCGCATTTTTACCGGCTCTGGCTGGACGCGGCCGATCAGGGCGACGACTGGGCAGCGTGGCAGTTCGTGACCCTCGAAAACCCGTTCATTCCCGCCGAGGAGATCGAGCGAGCCCGGCGGACAATGACCACCGCCGCGTTCCGGCGGGAGTTCGAGGCGAGTTTCGAGTCAGTCGGCGGAGAGGTGCTCGATTCTGCGCTGCTGATCGAGCAGGACGAGCCGCCAGCGGATGGAGAGATCTACGTCTCGGTCGACTTGTCGGGGTTTGCTGACACGTCGAGCCACACGCTCGCGCAACTGCGCAGCCTGGACGAGACCGCGATCGCGGTAGTCCAGGTCGGCACATCCGGCTGGTACGTGCACGACATCATCCATGGACGATGGGACGTGCGTCGCACATCGGTCGAGATACTGCGGGCGGTCCAGAAGTGGCGTCCGGTTCGGGTCGGCATCGAGCGGGGCTCCCTGCAGCGCGCTGTCATGGGTTACCTGCCCGATCAGGCGCGGCGTCTTGGTATCGGTGTTCCGATCGTCGATGTCGGCGTCGGCCCGCGAAAAGGCAAGGCCCAGCGGATCGGCTGGGCTCTCCAGGGCCGCATGGAGCAGGGGCGGATCAAGTTCGCCCCTGGCTCGTATATGCGCGCATTGCGAAACCAGGTCCACGGATTTCCGGCATCTCGTCGGGACGACATGATCGACGCGCTGGCGCTCATCGATCAGATCGCTACGACAGCCTACGGGAGGCACGCGGCGATCGAGGAGACCTGGCAGCCGCTCGATAGCGCGGTAGGGTACTGATGCCGCGAGATAACGTCGCAGAGTGGGTGATGGCCAGGGTAAGTGACTGGCGTGTCGCCCGTGACAACGATCACCGGGACGCCTGGCGTGACTACTATCGTCTATGGCGGGGCATCTGGGAGCCGGAGAGCCGGACTAATGCGGCCGAGCGTAGCCGCGCGATCATGCCGGCTCTCAGCCAGGCGGTCGAGAGCGCCGTTGCCGAGCTACAAGAGGCAGTCCTCGGTCGCGAGGTCTGGTTCGATGTCAGGAACCCCGAGTTCTCGCAACTGTCGCAGCAGCTGCTGATCGATACCTGGCATCTGCGAGCCTCGCTGCAGGAGGTTTTCCTGCTTGGCGCTCTGTACGGAACCGGTATCGCGAAAATCGTGATCGACTCGACCAATCCGTTCCGCCAGAGACTGCAGCCGCTGGATCCGTTCGAGTTCGTGCCCGATCCGTCGGCAGACAATATAGACGACGCGCTCGGGGTGGCCCACGACATGCTAGTCCCGCGCAACGTCGTCGAGCGCCGGCAGCGCGAGGGCATCTATCGCCAGGTCGCGCTCGAGCAGGGCTCGCCGCAGGTGCTGCAGCCCGACGTCAGACCAGGCGAGCTCGGTCCCCGGCATCCCGGGCTCGTGGATTCGGTGCGGCTCGTGGAGTGGCACGGGCTCGTGCCCGCAGAGTTTGTTGACTCCGACGAAGAGCCGATTGGCGATGAATCGCTAGTCGAGGCAATCGTGACAGTCGCCGACGACACGACCGTGCTCAGAGCTGAGGCGAATCCGATGGGCGCCGATAGGGGCTTCGTCGCCTACCAGCACGACATTGTGCCGAGACGGTTCTGGGGCCGTGGCGTGATGGAAAAAGGCTACTGGCCGCAGAAGGTGCTTGATAGCGAGATCCGCGCCCGCATCGATGCGCTCAGCCTGAGCACGGCGCCCATGCTTGCGATCAACTCCCTGATGCTGCCGCGGGGCGAGACGTTCCAGGTGAGGCCGGGCAGAAATATTTTCATGCAGGGGCCGATTGCCGGCAACGTGGAGCCGCTACGGTTGCCACCGCCCGATCCCCAGACCTACCAGCAGTCGAGCGACATGCAGCGCATGGTCGAGCTCGGCACCGGGCAACTGCAGGTCGCCACGCCGCTCGGTATCGATACCAGAAACGCGCCCGCATCCGGGGTATCTATGATCCTCGGCGCCAGTGTCCGACGAACAAAACGCGCGCTCGCCAATATCGAGCGGCAATTCCTAGATCCGCTATTGCGCAAGCTGCTGCGCAGGCATTTGGAATTCGACGACGGCTATCCCAACGATGTAGCGCTCAGCGACCGATTTACCCCGCGATTCCTGGCAGGCCAGGGCATGATGGCTAGGGAGTTGGAACTGACCCAGATGGCGCAACTCATGGCGACCCTCGGCCCCGGGCCGGCACAGCTCGGGCTGCTACGGGTGCTAGTTGAGCATTCGTCGTTGCTGAAAAAGGACGAGGCGCTAGCAGTGATCGATCAGCAGCTCGCGCAGGCGGTCGAGCAGGGGCAGCAGGATATCTCCGGGCAGGCCAGGATGATCTCCGCCGTCTCTCGGGCTGAGGAAGGCGCCGCGCGCATCGAACTCGAGGCGAGCAAGTTGCAGTTGCAGCAGGCGCAGATCGAATCGCTCGAGCGCGATCGCGGCCGACGCCATCAGGAGGAAATGACGAAGGCGAGCCTAGACGCATTCCTGAAGGAGTCTCAGATCGCATTGAACAACGCGAACGCGGTTGCTGCGGTGGCTAAGGCCGAGGCCCAGGAAGTCGGCCTTAGCCACCG